CATCATCATATTTTTCTTTTGCATTTATTTTGTTTGTACCACCATCCCATCCGTTTCTAGAAATTCCATTTCTAAATTCAGTAGATGTTATCGTATCATTAGTAAGTGGACTTTTTGCAGGTTTGAATCCACCAAAGCTCAAGTTTGTAATTTGTTTATATTCTGAAAACTTTTTTTCTGGAGCCATAGTTTTACCTCCAATTTGGGTTCTTCCAAATAATGGGGCAAACCCTTCAGGAGCTCCATTTTTTATTTTTAATTCTTTTGCTAATTTTTTTAATTCTCTGGCAGACCCAAATTTATTTAATCCTTGTTGTGCTACAAAAGCTGCTGCCGATGCAGGAGATTGTCCATCTAACAATCTTTTTATTATTGAGTTTGGAGCAGGTGTATCTTTTACATAATAAGGTCTACCAGCTTCTACCGCATTTCTTAATTGAGCTTGAGTTAATGCAACGAGGGTTATTGGTTTTGCAAAAGGAGTTTCATTTCTAAATATAGTATCATCTGGCCTGTTTGCAAACCCACCTAAAGCACCTCCGACTTGATTTCCAATTGCATCTGCTACCTTACTTGGTGATGATGCTAATAATGCTGCACTACGGGCTACATCAATAAATCCTTTGCTTTCAATTCGGACTTCTCCTAATTTTCCGTAAAGTTCTTTTTTTTGTGATTTGAAAAGGTCTCTAATTTGTGCCATTTATAGTTCTATATTTACTATAAATATCCGTATTATAAATTTATGAAATAGTCTCTACTCTACCAACTGCGTATGCTGTGCGAGCTTGATTCAATAGATTCCTTCCTACAGTTTTACCATCTAATGTTACATAACTTGTTCCCAATGCCGCGTTATTCATAATATTTGCAAGTATTTGTGTAGATAGCCCGAGTAATGCTACCATCTCTTGTTGTAATTTTACAGAATATTCACTTTCACTCAATGTTTTCGTTTGTACTAATGTTGTTTTTATTTGATTATCTATTTGCTCCTGCCCATTTCCTGCAACGGTGGTTAAAGTAGCGTTTGTTGTTTTACTTGCCGCAACAACAGTAGATGTACCATTTATATTTGCCTGTCTTAATGCTTCTAATTTTGCAGTGTCAACACCTGCATAATTAAAGCCCGCCCCCTCAATGTATTTTCCACCCTTACCAAAACCCTGCCTACGCAGAATACTTTCCGCCAGGTCCTCTTCTTCAGCGGTAACTTTCGCCCTTTCTTTATAATCTTCAAAATCCTGGCTTCCTTCGATAAACTTACCCGAAGCATCTCGATAGCCTATGGATTTGTTCATTGCCCATGCAATGTTTTCAATTCTTTTAATTTGTAGTTCAGTATCCTTATTCTTGTCTGCTATTTGAGTTCCAAATGTAGATTGAGTTGCTTGCTTCAATGTTGCTTCTACTGCGGCAGTATCTTTCATATCCACATTATTTTTCTCTAATGCATCATTGAAAGATAAAACTAATTTACCAACATCTTCACTTTTTATACGTTCCTCCTTCAATAACTGCATTACTAGATTACTAGTTTCCGCAGCTTGGCCTATGCTCGCATCTAACCCATAGGCCGCCAATGCGGTGGCCATATCTGATTTACTTTGCGCGCCCATCAAAAGAGCACCACTTGAAACTTCAGCTAACTTATCTGCCGCTATTGTTTCCTCTTCCATCTCTTTAGCAAACGTAAGTTCCCAGTATGCTCTATATTTTGCTTCTTCTTTTATTAAATCCATTTTTTGAGCTTGTTCTAACAACATCATTGCCGCTCTCTGTCTCTGCTCAAATTCTAATAACTTTTTTCTCTGTTCTTGTTCTAATTTTAATTTTGCACCAGCATTTGCCAAATCTTGATTAAGAGCCGCATCTGCAAATGCTTTTCCTTTGGCAGCTTCCGCTTTTAATTCACCAGCAACTTTTGGGTCTTCTTTACCTTCCATTAATGCCATTAACGCAGATATATCCATTCCGGTAGCCTGTGATAATTGTTGTTTAGCAAATGGATTCATTGCACCGATATCCATGCCACCCAACGCGGATTTAAGAGCAGCTGCACCTCCTGCTTGGTCACCTGCCATTAATTTAGCTCTTACTTCGGAAAGATTTACATTTTTACCCAACATTGCGGATAAACTCATTTCCGCTTTAATACTATCTTTATAGTTTAATACCATAGTATCCGATGCCTTCATCATTGATGACATGGATACACTCATTTTACTTAATAAAACCGCCTGTTTTGCAAAACTATCAGCGGTACCATTACTGAATTTATATATATCTTCGCCCGCTTCTTTAATTTGATTGAAGATTACTTGAGGTGCTATATCATTTATTTTAGCAAATGATTCAAATCCGGCTATTAAATTTTGAGCCGTTTCAGCTGAAGTTTTACCCATCAAACTGAATAATTTTGTCATATTCATGACATCCTCATCACTTCCACTTAAATGATATGCCAAACCTTGCGCGTTTTCAGATAGTTGAAAACTTTGTTTAATTCCCAATCCAAATGTAGCAGTGAATTTACCTACACCTTCGAGTATTTGTTTTGTACCAGAACCGATTGCTTTTAAGGCTCTTTCTGAAATTGTTGCATATTTTTCTATAAATGAGATACCAGAAGCTGCTATTGCTTTTCTTTTTTCTAATTCAGCATCTAATGTTTCCTTTGCTTGGTCTAATTGGAATTGTAATGCATCTTTTCTTAACCCCATTTCGTACTCAACTTCATCCTTGACTAAACTATGTTCGAATGCCATCTTATCCATCGCAATCCCTTTTGAATGGTCAAAAATTTCTCTCTGAAGTTGTTGTTGTAATTCTAATGGTTTTTGATAAGCATATTTTGCATTTAGTTTTCTAAATTCTTCAGTATTTTGTAAATTTTTCTGCATGTCTTCTATCCCACCAGGTCCTAACATACTACCTGGTTTGGCAGCCATTTTTACTCCTGCCACGAGTTTAGCTAATCCACCACTATTCCAAAAATCAAAGGCCATTTTCAAACCACTAATTACAGCTCCTACTGGGCCAGCTGCTCTTAATATCGCACCTCCAACAGAACCTAATCCTGCTGCGGCTTTACCCATCATACCACTTCCAAATGACTTACCACCTCCTAGACCCGCCAATCCCTTTTTAAAACCATTAAAATTTTCTTTACCCATTAATTTTCCGGCTACGCGCATGGTTTTTTTACCGAATAAGTTTTCAAATTGGTCGACAGCACTCGCCACTTTTTTCTGGTCGCCACTCTCTTTTTTCTTTTCCCCTTCTACTTTTTTCTTTGCTTTTCGGTCTAGCTCTTGTGTTTTTGCAAATCCGTCAAAAGAATCCGCTAATCTTTCCGCTACTTTTGAAAAATTGTCAACGGTTGTTTGAAAAGTACCTATACTTCTTTCTTGAGTTAAATCTAATTCTTCTTGTTTGCGACTCTTTGCCATAATTAATTATAGTATAATTACATATAAATATACATAATACTATTTTCTTCGTGTCTTACTAGGTGTTGATGCTGCTTTTTTAGCTGCATTTTCATAAACTTTAGCTTCTGTGTTTTTACTGTTAATTAATTCATTCCAATAAAATTCTCTTAATTTAGTTGGCATGAAATAAACGTCATGCCAAGTAAACCCGCCATTTGAGTTATAAATTAATGAAAATATCTGTTTGTGTAACGATACAGAGTAATTAGTCGGTAGGGTAAAAAAAGTCAAGCCCTATTGGGACTTTAAGAGCCTCCGTCTCTCCTGTAAAAGGGGATACATATTCAAAACTTAAATCTATATCTGGAGTAATTTTTTGTATATATTTTCTTAAAGCCCTAGAGTCAGCCGCTCTCAACTGATTTATAACGAAATTACTGATAAACCCTAAATCTCTATTACCATCTACTTCTAAAATAATTCTTCTTAATCGTGTAGTAACTTCTTTACTTTCTTTTAGAGTTTTTTCGGATGCTTCAATATCTTTATTTATAGCCGATTCATCACCATGAGTCAATAATTTAAATTTAATCAATGATTTAGATTGTGGTAATGTAAATTGATATTCATTTTCTCTATTTAGTAAATTTTCATCAACTTCTTTAATTGATAATTTACTCATATCAACTTTAGTTTCAACTGGTTCGTTTTCAACTGGGTCGGTAACCGTAACATTGTACTCTGGTCCGTATGCCAATACTCTCGTTGCTATTAAAATTGCGTTTTTATCCCCAATTATTAAGTCAGAAAGACTTACTCCAGGTTCTACGATTATTGATTCTAATAATTTGTCAATTACTATACCCTTACGGATAAGATTTGTAGAAGTAAGAATATCTTCTTCTTTAGCAGTCATTAATTTAACAGTCACCTCACCTTTTGACAATGGAGATGATTCAGGATAACATAATCCTTTTGATGGTAAACTAATAATTTCAGTTGGAAATGGATATGATTTTTGTTGTTGGTAAACAGGATTAGGATTTAATCCTCTACTGACGGTTTGTTCGTTTATTTCTTCCATGATAATAATAACATTTTGTTTAATTATAAGTATATATAAAACAAAAAAATGGGATGTATTTCTACACCCCATATTAAATTATTTTAAAGTTTACAATTAGAGATTAATATTCAAGAATTGCGTAATCATAAGTTAAAGTTAATTCTATCGATAGTGGGTCGTTTGAAGCCCAATCCAATTCGCCAAAGTTTGCTGAAGTGATGAATGCTCCTTTAAGAGTCCATTGTTCAACTTTATCACCAACTGGACCTAATAAGAAGAAATTAATATCTTTCTTATAAAAAGCTGCATATCCATCTCTACCTGTTAGAGATTCGTGTGAACTTCTAACCCACTCCATTACTTGCTGTGCTCCAGATGGAACAATTGGGTCATAAAGAGAGATAGTGATATCATCCCAAGTTGATTTTCCCTTTATCTTACGCTTTACGTTGATATGGTCTAATTCAACTATTTCCGAAGTAAATGTTGGTCTACTTGCCGTTTTAATGATGTATGATTCAATACCATTGATTTCCATAATAAATCTATTCCCCAATTTGGGTTCAAAATTTCTGTAGAACATCTTGTCAAACTCTAATATTTCTGGCATTTGTGTATATATTTAATGTTTATTACTTATAAATATTGTTTTTTAAAATTATCCGCTAAAACTTGCTCCAGTTGGTAAAATGTTGAAATCAATTTGAATGAATTCAGCAGTTTTAGTTGGTTGTAAGAAGATAGCTCCCGCTAATATGTTTCTATCAATCACATCAGGTGTGTTGTTAGTATCATCCATTACAACTCTGAATGCGTAAAGTCCTTGTCTTTGTTGGATACTATCCAAATACGGATTAACGATGTTTAAGAATCGGTTTCTAGTTTCAGAAGTATTTTGTTCAAACACTAAATATCTAGATGAAGATGCGATATACTTTCTAACAGTCAACAACAATCTTCTTACGTTGATTCTATCCAATGCAGATGGTCTATCTTGCAATGTTTTTTGTCCGAATACTACGATACCTTGTCCAGGGAACTGAACGATTGGGTTTACTTTACCTTCATATAGTTCATCCTTTTCAGATTGTGTTAATCTATTCAACAAACTAACTGCTCCTATTAAACCACCTCTATTTAAACCTGCTGGTGCGAACCATTCTGCTGCTACTCTATCGTTTGCTGCGAATACGCCAGGTAATAATACTGATGGTGGGATTGTGATTAGTTTGTTTGTATTAACATCAAT